AAAGATAATAAGAATGTTCTTGTATTACAGCACAGAGATGAGCTTGTTAACCAAAACATGGACAAGTTTAAGAGAGTTAATCCGAACATATCTACCAGCGTTGTCAATGCTGAAGCAAAAGATTGGTCTGGTGATACTGTATTCTCTATGGTGCAGACGCTATCAAGACCGAACAATTTGCAGAACATGAAGCCAATTGACATGGTAGTTGTTGATGAGAGCCATCACATTGTTGCAGATACTTACCTAAGAATTATTAATCATGCTAAACAAACTAATGAGAATGTTGAAATTGTTGGCTTTACTGCCACACCTAATCGTGGTGATAAAAAAGGTTTACGTGAGGTCTTTACTAATTGCAGCCATCAAATAGAAATATCAACACTTATTCGTGAGGGTTTTCTTGTAACTCCAAGAACTTACGTTATTGATGTAGGTGTACGTTCCGAATTGCAAAATGTTCGTAAAACAATAGTTGATTTTGATATGGATCAGGTGGCTCGTATTATGAACAAACGAGCTATCAATCAAAGAGTTGTTGATGAATGGAGACAAAGAGCAGCAGATCGTAAGACAGTTGTGTTCTGTTCTACTGTGGCTCATGCAGAAGACTTATGTGATGAGTTTGTCAATCAAGGTATCAGAGCAGAAGTTGTAACAGGCGAAACAGATAAAACTGTTCGTGCAAATATGCTTGAGGATTTAGAGAATGGTGAACTCCAGGTAGTTGTAAATGTGGCAGTATTGACAGAGGGGTTTGATGCACCACCTGTCTCTTGCATTATATTAACAAGACCATGTTCTTACAAAGCAACAATGGTGCAGATGATTGGCAGAGGATTAAGAACAATTAATCCTGACGAACATCCTAACATCATTAAGACAGATTGTGTTGTACTAGACTTTGGTACATCTGTGTTAACACATGGATCATTAGAAGATGATGTCAATCTTGATGGCGGCAAGGCAGACGGCAGTGGTCAAGCACCAGAGAAGTCTTGTCCTGAATGTAACTCTGTAGTGCCATTAGGTGTGAGAGAATGTCCTATCTGTGGTTTTGAGTTTGGTCAAGACAAAGATGATAACCTTGTAGAGTTTAACATGACAGAGGTAGAACTTATTGATCGTTCTCCCTTTAGATGGACAGATATATTTGGAACAGGTAAATGCTTGTCTGCGACAGGATTTAATGGTTTTGCGTTGATTGCTGATCTTGGAGACTTGTCTTGTGGCATTGTAAAGCGTACAGGTGGCAAGTTAAGGATGGTCAGTATAGGAACAAGGCAACAAGCAATTGCGTCTGCTGACGACTTTCTGAGAGAGATTGAAGATAGTGATAGTTCTAAGAAAGGTAAAAGATGGCTTAATGAGAAGATTAGTGATAAACAAAGAATGATGTTAGGTAATTTAGGAATTACTATAAATCCTTTTGACTTCTCTTGGACAAAGTACAGAGCAGCTTGTCACCTTAATTATCTTTGGAACAAACAAGGCATTGATGCCATGATTTATAATGTAATGAATAAGGATGTTGCATAGTGGCATCCATAGAGGTGAGAATGTTATTAGATACAGATGAGGGTATACTTCATGTAAATTTCTTTACTGCATTAAAAAATGACTTAGATGACAGTGGTTTTTTATTTGAACTAGAGGATAAGTTACAGACAGTTTTTGATACAAATAACGACATTACTAATTCAGGTCATGCAATCATATCTCATATGGGGTCAGAGTTATTTACTGTGTACTTTATGAGAGATGAAGAGGGAGTAGGATGGAAGAAAAAGATAATGATGAACCAAGACGACCCAACAATCCATTAAGACATTTAGATTTGTTTAGTGGTATTGGTGGATTTGCTTTAGGTTTAAGTTGGGTTGGTGGATTTGAAACAGTTGCATTTTGCGACAACGAACCATTTGCTCAAGAAATTTTAAAAAAGCGTTGGCCTAATGTGCCGATATATGAAGATGTGAGGACAATAAATGAAAAAGAACTTGGAAAAATTGACATCATCACAGGAGGTTTCCCATGTCAACCCTGGTCGTTGGCAGGATCAAGAAAGGGAGCAGATGACGACCGCGATCTCTGGCCAGAAATGGTTGCCATTATTGAAAACCTACAACCTAAATGGGTCATTGGAGAAAATGTGCGAGGCTTTGTTAATGAGCCATTGGGATTGCAAAGGACACTCTCTGACTTGGAAAGTATTGGGTATCAAGCCATCCCATATATTATTCCAGCTTCAGGGGTCGGTGCTTTCCACAGAAGAGAACGAGTCTGGATCATTGCTAATCCAAGAGGAGATGGAAAACCAATTGTTAGAAGAGAATCAAGAGAGCTTAAACAACCCGAACAAATCTCACTATTCTAATATGTGGCCAACACCTACAACACAAGAGATAGAGCATCCACAAGCAGAGCTTACAGAGAGTGGTAGACGTAAGTCAAAGGACGGCAATAGCAGTCACAGTTTAAATTTAGCAGACTCTGTTAAATTGTGGCCTACACCTACGACAAAAGGTTATGGTCACGCATCTGAAGGTCAGACTTTAATGATGAGAAGAATGGTTGAAGAAGGTGTGCTTACAGAAACAGAAGCCGAACAGATGATGAATGGTACGACATTGCGACCACCTAGAATGGAAAGTTGGAGTTTTCCAACACCAACAGCCAGAGATCATAAAGATACTGGTAAGGAAGTTGTTAATTCAACAAGAAGCCTTTTGCCACAAAGAGTAGCTAAAAGTAATAAAGATGAATGGATAAACAATGGTAGCTCTTTATCATGTAACTGGGTTGAATTACTTATGGGGTATCCGAAAGGGTGGACTGATTTAAAGAATCAAGACGCTTCTCTTAAAAATGTTCGGGTTATTTGGGATGAGAACTGGGAGAAAGATACGCCAAGAGTTGCTGATAAACAAGATAAAAGGATGCACAGACTTAAAGGCTTGGGAAATGCTATTGTGCCACAGATTGCAGAAATGATAGGAAAAGCTATAATGGAAGCAGAGAATGACATTTAATATTTTAAAGGATGTAGCCAAGCTCTGTGGTCAGTTAGACTGGAACACAAAGTTATCTGAGCTAGATGAGCAGGCAATTTTATATTTAGTAATGACAATACAACAAATGAAGGATGTAGGAGATGACGTTGACGAAACTTACTTGGCAGCCATTTGGCTCAAATACAATGTCGGAGACAAAAGTGCAGAGTTCCCCTTTGGAAAAAACAAAGAGCAAAATAGCACAGCTAATTGACGACAGTATTATTGAGAGTAAAAAAAAAGAAAAACAGAGAACCTATCTTGGTGCTTCTTCTCTAGGTGATGCTTGTGCAAGAAAGATACAGTATAGATACATGGGTAAAGAGCAAGACCCAGGTAGTGGATTTACTGCAAAAGTATATAGGATATTTCAGTTTGGTCATGTGATAGAAGACATGGCTCATGGGTGGATTGTCAATGCAGGTTTTGATTTAAGAAGCACAGATAAGAATGGCGAACAGTTTGGTTTCTCCATAGCAGATGATCAAATAAGAGGTCATATAGATGGTGTAATCTGTGGTGGGCCAAATGATATTAAGTATCCTATGTTGTGGGAGTGTAAGTCTGCTAATGAAAAGAGCTTCAATGAATTTGTTCGGAAAGGCGTACTAAGGACAAATGAAACATATGCAGCACAGATTGCTTTATATCAATCTTATATGAATTTGACAGACAATCCCGCATTGTTTACTGTCATCAACAAAAATACCTGCGAGATATATTTTGAACTTGTTCCGTTTAATATGCACCTTGCACAGAAAACAAGTGATAAAGCCGTAGATATTTTAAATGCAAGTAAGAATAATGAGCTATTGCCGAGAATTGCAGTTGACTCAGATTACTATGCTTGTAAATATTGTGAGTTTAAAGAAAGTTGTTGGGAGTAACCCGAACAACGTGGTGTTTTGTTCGGGTTAGAAAGAATGTACAGGAGTCAATATAATGCGTATATTACCATTTGACAATACTAAATCTAGTATTTCAGCAAAAGAATTAGTGGAGCAAATAAGCAAGAAAGTACCAGCACAGGTGCAAATAGATATGCTTAAAACTACTTTTCCAAATGGCGTTGTTCGAGGTGACGAGTTTGCCATTGGTTCAACAGATGGCGAAGAAGGTAAATCATTAAAGATAGATATAAACCCAAGAAGTCCATACTTTATGAAAGGTCAGGACTTTAATGGTGGTGTCGGTATCGGTGGCATAGTCAAGATAATGATGGAAGGTCGCAACATGAAACTGCCACAAATCAAGGAGATGTTTGCAGACTATCTTGATGAAGCAAAAAGTTTTGTTCGGGATAGACCAGCGGAAAATCCAGTTAAAAGGCAGATTGATCTTAACACACCATTTGATGCAGAACATAAATATGTAAATGCAGAAGGCACAGTAATTTGTTCGGTTCGTAAGTATCTTGTCAGAGATGGTGCTGGTAATCCAGTCTTGGATACACATGGTAAACCCAAGAAAGAATTTAGACAGTTTACAGGCGACCATCCATATCCTCGTATGCCAGATGTCAGACCATTGTATAATATTCCGAACATTTTAGCATCAGACCAGGTCATTTGGGTTGAAGGTGAGAAGTGTGCAGATGTGCTGAATGAGAAAGGTTACACTGCTACCTGTACAATGGGTGGTGCAGGTATGCTTACAAAGAAGTCTGCATCACAGTATGACTTTTCGCCTTTGCAAGGTAAGGAACTTATATTGTGGCCAGATAATGACACTGCAGGTAGAAAGGTTGCAGAGCTTGTCCAAGAACTGTCACTCAACGCAGGTGTAAGGTCAGTAAAGATATTGACACCACCAAGAGGTAAGCCCGAAAGATGGGATGTGGATGATGCAGTAAACGAAGGTTTTGATATTAATAACTTTCTGCAAACACCATCTACATCTGTTAAGCATAATATTAATCTGTTAGATGACAGTTTGCTGATCTCAAGATTTGTCGGTGATGCTCCAATACAGAAGTTTATTGTAGAAGATACATTTCCTATGGGTGTGCCGATTATACTGTCTGCCGCAGGAGATGCAGGTAAAGGTATGTTGACGTTGGATTTAGCCATGAAAGTAGCATCTGGTACGCCAATGCAGAAATCTTTCGGTGGCACAGTTTCGGAGTTCGGTAATGTTGTAGTGTTTACGGCTGAGGATGACGAGGCAGAGATGCATAGACGTATTGAACGTCTTGATCCAGACGATAAAAGATTTCACTATGAGAATGAGTTGCGAATTGTATCGCTGCCAAATGTCGGTGGTGTGTTTCCAATACTGCAAAGCGTACATGGTGAGCTAACAACATCAGAAGAGTTTGAACGTATATACGAGCAGATACTTCATATGTCTAATCTTAAACTTATTATCTTTGATCCGTTAGCATCATTCGTACACGCAGATGTAAACTCTGATCCAGCGTCTGGAGCTGCTTTAACTGGATTAATGTCCAAGATGGGTTCGGAGACTGGTGCATCAATAATGATGTGTCACCATATGACAAAGGTTAAGGACGACACAGTTATATCAACACCAGAACAAGCTCGGAATTTGATTAGGGGTACGTCTGCACTTGTTGATGGTGTTCGGTGTGCATTTACTTTATGGCAGTTGGATGAAGGATCGGCTAAAAAGCGTTGTAAGGAACTGAACATAGATTATCAACGTAATCGGTGTTTTGACGGAGCAGTTGTTAAGTCTAATGGGCCAGCTAATCGTACAATCCGTAGATTTGTTCGGGATATAAATACGGGATTATTGGTTGATCGAACTGAGGATATCGAACAATTGAACATAGGAACTAACAGAGATTTACGCAAAAATGTTCTGTTTAACTGGATTCGTGACTGTGAATATGGTGGTCAAGCCCTATGCCAACAAGGAGGTGCAGATTCGCTGATGATGAGAATGGACGATTCCAACGCACCCCAAGAGTTGTTCGGTTTATCACAGAGGGTACTAGATGGTATTGTCAGAGAGTTAATTACTGATGGCAGAGTGGATAAATATAGTTTCTCTACTGCTGGTGGTCGTAAATGGCTTGGCACTATTAATGGGCCAATGAGTCGTGGCGAATACCAAGCACAGACTGCAAGAGACAACATAAATTAATTTTTTTTAAAAAAAATCCAAGAAAAATCCAATAATAAGCGTTCTTTAATTGTATAGACATTAAACAACGTGAAAAGGATTTAATAAAGTTATGGATTATTATACATGGAATGACAAAAAACCAGGCAAAATGTCAAGAAGAGAATACTTAGAATTAATGAAATACATTGATAAATATTTACTTGATGATGTTAAAGATAAGATTGCTAAAAGAATGTTGAATGACAAGCAACAGTGGTACTTATCAAACAGTGGTTTAGCCAGCGAAAAATTTGGTGATGTTTTTGATTATGAAGAAATTGATCTTTTTTAATAATAATTTGTTGACACAAGGAAATACATTGCCTATATGTACATAAATAAATTATTTTATGGAGAAAATAAATGAATGTATATGAAACAAAAAATTATGGTTCAGAGTCTAATTTTAAAAGCACTGCAATGTTAACAGATTTAACCAAGTTAGATGTTAATGTTCTTGAGGTTGCACTCACTCATTTGATTGAGGAGTTAACAGATACTAATGAGGACTTAAAAGAAATTGGTCTTCAAGAGCAATTAGATAGTGCTAAAGCAATGTATTTAGCATTGGGTAACAAATCTTTTTGGGGAGATAAATAATGAGTACATATTACAGACCAAGCGAACCAATTGCCATTAGTGAGATTGAAGAAAAATGTAAAGATGATTTTAAGGTTCTTTACAGATATGACGATCAAGATGGTCAATGGTTCAGAGATAATGATGGTAACTTTTTACATTTTGCATTGAATGAAGATAAAAAAGTTATCGACATTTTTCGTTATGGTGGCAACAATCCCGAATTTATTTTTGATACTTTGTCTAATTGTTTTGATGTGTATATCATTAGTGAGTATGATGAAGACTATGATGATTATGCTCACGAGGATACACCAGTTTCAACAGTTACTGTTGATATGAGTGACACTTTAGGAGGTAATGCATAATGCCAGCAAAAGTTACTGTTTGTTTTGAGTTACCAAATGAGCAACGAGATACTCTGCTAGATTTGGTTAGGAATAGATTGTATCTTCTTGAGAACAGGGAGGTCAACGAATTTGATCAAGATCATTCTGATCACGAGGAGATTATTGAATTGAAAAAAATTGAAAAGACATTAGAACAAGAGTTATAGGGTGGTAGACATAAGTTTTCCATGTCAGGCAAGTAGGTATGTCTTAACTATGAATCACGAATTTAAATTTGCCCTAAAGGTTTATATACTAAATTTATTTTATGTGCAAAAGATCGTGTCTACCTTAATCATTTGCGATCAAATTCATAGATTACCTACATTTACCATAAAAAGGCTCGTTTTAAGAGCCGTCAGAGGGGTGAAAAGATATGTCCGTGTATGTTTGTACCCAGGTTTTTTATTTATTAGGAGTTAATTATGAAATCAATTAATAGGAGTTGGCAAGATTTAAGAATTGCAGCGATCAACAGAATTTCTAAAAAAAGAAATTTACCTAGTAATCCCGATAGTCCGTATTGGGATGAGTATTGTAAAATTATGGACAGTAGTCATTGTGAAAATAAAAAAGAATATAAGGAGAAATACAAGAATGACTAAATTTTCAGATGAGTTTAAAGAAGAGGTCAAAGATTTTTGGCAAGAGAACAGAGGTAAAGTTAAAGGCAAAGAAGTTACTGGTGTTCACATGAAAAGAATGACAGAAAAAAAATTTAATATGCAGGATGTGGCAGATCATTTTGGTTTGACTATCTCGCAGGCAAATAGAATTGTTTATGTAAAAAAGGGAGATTGAAAATGACTTTGGTTAAAAGAATTGATATGGCACTTCATGTGCAAGAATTGTGTGCCAAGAATGGTATTACTGTTAATTATGTTCCGTTAGATGACAGAAGACCTTTCTACTGTGCTAACAGAGTTAGAAACAGTATTACTATCAGACCTACAAAGAACACTGGATACTATGTTTCTGCTTTGCATGAGATTGGTCACTTGATTGGCCCTAATCAAAATAGTAATTATGATAGGTTCGAGATGGAAGTAGGTGCCTGGAAGTACGCTATGGCTACTGCTATTGTATGGACAGATACTGCTACGAGAGTAATGAAGAAAGCGTTGAAGTCATATGGCATGAAAGAACAACATTGGGATAACATTTATCTTGAATGTATCAGATATGCAAAATCACAAAACGAACAATTTGTTGGCGATCCTGTTGCCAATGCCTCTTAATATTGATAAAGGTATAGTTATGGGTGAGGTAATACAATTTCCGTTAAAACATTTAACCTTTAGAATATATGATAAAAAAGAAGAGTTGCTTTTTGCACAGAGGTTACGTTGTCCTGAATGTAATAAACTGAAAGAAGATGACTGGTTTATTACTTATAAGGATGATACATATATATGTGTGGATTGTAGCTATGAACAAGGTGAAAAATGATTAATCTACTTACCACTTACCAAGTTACGGCGGTAAGTAGATTTGGTGGTAACTTGCTAAGTCATTGTTTTTATTACTTGAATGAGAAATTGGTTACGGAGGTTACATCTTGTTATGGTAAGTTAATTATGTGTGTTAAGTCATTGTTTTTATTGCTACTTACCAACTTACCACGACTTACCCCCTATAGGGGGTATAGGGGGGTGGTAAGTAACCACCACCTCCCCCTATATATTTTCATAGCGAAAAGGAGCTGAAATGGTCAATGTCGCTGAACCA